CCTTTGGAATAAAGCGGCACTTTCTGAGCTTTGATCCATATTTACACCAAATTCACGCGACAAATTAACAAAGGCTTCCATATTGTCTAGGGCTCCAGACTGAAGCAAAGCTGGCCCAGCACGCATTCCAAATATGTCCATGGCTAGAGCGCTCTTTTCTGTCTGGTTTTCTAGGGTGGATAATGATCTGGTTATCTCTGTGAATACTTCATCACTTCCCCTAAGGTTCCCTTCTGCGTCCCTTGCTTCAATCCCAAGCCGTTCAAATGCCTTAGCTGCTGGCCCACTTCCTTCTGCGGCCTTAGCAATTGCACCCTGTAATTTTATTAGCCCTGGTTCTAGCCCTTGGAAAGCTACCCCAGCCCCTTCCGCAGCAAGTCGAAGACCGCCCAAGGTGTCTACAGCTATTCCTGTTTTGGTGGAAGCATCTACTAGCTCATTCGATAGATCTGCTAGATGTTGTCCAAAGGCAATAACCCCAGCCCCAGCAAGGGCAGCTGCTCCAGCAATAGCCCCGACCGCTTTTCCAGCTCTTTTAAAACTCTTTCCTATCTTCTTTGATGATCTTTCAGCTGCGCGTTCTGTGCTCTTGAATTGCTTACTCATTTCAGCAGACATCTTCCGAACTTCTTCTTCTGTGATATTTGGAATACGCCTTAAAGCCTTTTCCAGCTCTTGGGTCTTGGCTTCATAGGATATTTGTATCGTCTTGTTTACATCAGCCATTTTATTTAGCCCCTTTTATTTCTTTCATGAGTTCATCAGCCAATTTATTTAGAAGTCTATCTGTAGCATTTACAGCTGGTTTATATAGCAGCTGCCACCATACAAGCTGCGCAGCTCTAACCGTTGTTACTTGTCCTGTTTCGTTCAAGCTAGGCTTGAGTTTTCCAGCAAGTATTCCAGCTGCATATGGCGCGTTATTTTCTAATGATACTGTTATTCCATCATTGGTTAGACCGAATCTAATATCAAATTGATCCACTGATCTTTTACTGTTCTGTCTTCTAACAGGCCATTCCTTAACAGCTTCATCTTTAATCTTTCTAACAGTTCCTTCTAGGGTCTTGACTATATCAGGATAGGCTAATCTAAGGGTATCTTCAAACATCGTTCTATAGGGGCCTTCTACTGTAACAGTAGAGTTCCCTTTTATAGCCTTAAACTTTCTAGCCATGACCGCCCCTTGTCTTCAGTATATCCAGCTGCCGTTGGATTCGCTGCTGTGTTATGCGTTCTCTTCTTTGATCTCGCTGTTTCGCTGTTTCGTGGGCTAGGTTGTATTCAGCTATTAAAAGCTCTTGCTGTTCATTGTCTAGACTGGAAAACCAAAAGGGGTCTTTTCCCCATCTAAGGGAAATGGTTAGCCCTAAGTGTTCAAGCTTTCCCCGTCTTGTTGTGGCAAAAAATCAGCTTTCTCTTCTGCCCCTTTTGAGTAGGTAGCTTATCCATAGACAGAGCTAACATTAGGGAACCGTAACTGTAAATATCTGGGATTGATACCCCAGCCCCCAATAACCATTCTATACATTCTCGACCGTATTGTTTCATTGATACGCTGTATTTGTATTTTGGTTTGTTTTGATGTTCTACGGAATGGGCAATAGCAGCTGCACATATAAACCCAAGCTCGGTTTTAGATGGTGTTTCACTCCATCCAGTAATAAGCTCAAATATCACAGCAAGGGAAGCTGGAACTGTGGGGGTATGTTCCCCCAATGTTCCAAGTATAAAAGTGTTCATGGGTGGGTCTCCATTTGAACGTTATTAGACTGGGCCGGTATAAATCACGCCGCCGTAACAGGTGAAATTGAGCGTGAACGCGTTCGGGTCACCTTCAGCAAAAGACAGAACACAAACACATTTAGAAAATGCAGCTTTGTGATCTGCATCATCTCCAAAGTCTGTTCCCTCTACTTCATATTCCATATCTATACTATAGTGTTCTACATATGGGCTTCCAGCTGTACCAGTTGAAACATTAGAAGCATAATTTCCAGTTCCAGTTATAAAGTTTTGAATGCTTCCAGCGTTAGCTGTATCAGTGAATTCTCTCATATAAAAGTTGAAGCTGCCCGTTATGGGCTGTTCGTCACCTTGTCGAACTGTGGAAATAGTTCCACGGTCTCTAACGACAATCTCGTCACGAACGGGTGTTTCAAATGAAAAGTTACCCTCTTCATATGCTACTTCTAATGTAACTGGTGATCCAGTTCCATCAGCGAATGTTATTTTTCCATCTTTCTTAGCCTTTGGGACTGTTGAATAAGCCATAATATTTCCTATGTTGGGATTGTATGATAAGCATTAAATTCTATATCAAATAGCATATATTCTGTGCTATCTGTTATATCTCTCACTGTTCTAGTATATCGTATTTCTACAGAAGATTGTACAGAAGCATAACTGGCAATTACAGAATTAATAACAAGCTGTTCTGTGTCCATTGCTAAATCATAATCTGTTGGATAAGCATCTTTAGGTCTAAGCCGATAGGCAAATTTCACCCTAACTATTGATTCCATCATAACCCCAATAGATCTTCTTTGGCGTTCTAACATGGCGTTACTAATCGACATTTGAACAGCGAATCTTTTATGAGCTACGCTGTTCTCATTTCTACCAAAATAATCTGGAGGGATATGAGACTGGGAAAACCCAGCAAGGGTTAGAACCTGAGTAGCTACAGCAGCTCTAAGTTGTGAAACAGAAAGAGACATTAATAACGCGACCTTCTATATCTGTAATTTCCATGTCTTCCATGGGTGGACAAATAGACGACTGGGGTTTTAGCTGTTCGGTTATTTGGTTCGTCTGCTTTCCCATCATGGTCATAGTCATAAATGAAATTGATACGCTTCCATTCATCCTGATATAGACGATAGTGTTCATTTGATAGATCCATATATCGTCCATTTGATTGACCAAGGGAGCTGTGGAAGTCTCTCCAAATTAGATACAAGCTCAAATGTCTATGTGATTCGAATAAACTTTCTGGACTGATAATCAAATATTCAAGTCCTCCCCCCTCTGTTCTAAGCCGTCTTAGAATCGTAAACCATGCGTCATCTATGTAGGGTTGATAACTCGTGAGAGAGGACGGTCTTAGGCTAGCTAGATCGCTATAAACACTAGTTAGATCACCATCATAAACAACTGGATATAGCCGCCTACGGACTAGGGAAGCTGTTCTTCTGAAAGTATATGCTGATTCACCAGCTGCAAAATATAAAGCCCATTCTTGAATGTACCCTTCCCCTAAATTTAGAGTATCAGGAAGGTCAACAGCTGCGTGAGTATAGCTAGCTACATTCGCTGTTATGGTGACAGCAGCTGCATCTACTAGCTTATTACCATCTGGTTTAATTAGGGTATAGGTTCCCGAATCCAGCCCCACGATAACACCATTTCTATGAATGGTTATTTCTGTGGTATTTGCAGCTTCTCGTTGGATTAGTTCTATTACTTTTGAAGTACTAGAATAAGGGGTGGATTCGATACCCATTAGCTATTTCTCCTTTGGACAGCTTGCGCTATTCGCTTTTTAATCTGTTCATGAGTTACAGAAGTATTCCCCTCTTTTCTTTGGGCTTCTAGTAGCTTCTGTGCAGCTTGATCCATGGCTTTCCGATCTCTATTGAAATTGGTCATAGTACCCCAGCCCCAGTTCTTTAATCTGTTCTATCCCTTCTGACATAGCCTTAACTTCTGCTTCTATAGCTTTCATCTTTACAGCTAGCTCTGGGATATGTTGCTGGCGTATATAGCGGTCTACATGTCGCGCGCGCTGTATTCTAATTCGTTCTAAAATGGTTGGATGGGGTGGCTTTATCTTTCCGTCTTTTATGAGCTCAATTCGGAATGTTGCCCAGCCTGTTCTATCTAGACTTTTCATCAATTCACCAGCTACGTTTTCCAACTTAAAAAACTTAGTGGTGTAATATTTTCCACCCCTAGCTGGGTATACTCTGAGAAAGTCAGCTTGATGGGGAAGAATAACTGTAAAGCCTTCACGATTAAGATTAGCATGTCTCAGGCTGCTATCTATGTTCCTTCCATCTGTACGGATCCCATTCACCCCTGGGCGTTCGTATTCTGTCTGAATGTCTGGGAGCCATACCCCCATTTTTTTATCTTTGGCTTTCCCCTTTCCTTTGATAGTCAAATATTCGAAACGCCATGATTTTCCATGATGTTTCAAGAAGATTGGGAAGTTAGATCGAACTGGAAGCCGTGGGGCTTGACCGCTTGGTTGGGCCCAAGGTTGGGCAATGCTTGAATAATCCATATAGTCGTGGGTTCCTTTATGAAGTGAAGATGGGGGAGGGCATAAACCAAAGCAGAGACCCACTTTCTACGCTTAAAGATTTAGGCCCCACCCCATAAAAAAGTGGGTCTTATTTTGTTATGCTACTGAGATCAGCTTACAGCCGCGATTATCATCTAAGACAGCTAATCCAAGGTAAGCATGTCCCATAATGATAGTAGAAGCGGTCGAGCTATCACGGTCAAGTTCTACGATAATATCGCCCATCTGCATGAAGTCAGCTGCGCCAGCTATCTCTGCTGGAACACCAGTGGCATATCCAAGAGCTTGAACACCAAAAATAGCACCATTAAGATCGCCTGAGCCGTCAGTATTGACATAAGAGCTAGAGTACATATCGACATTCAAAAAGCGGCCTACATAACCAGGGCCCTTAGCTGATATTGCGTCTAAAGTTGCTGGACTATATGCGAAAATAGAATTGGATTCATTTCGTAGATCGTCTTGAAGTTCTGTAAGCTGTTTCGGGTGAAGGATACCAGCAAAAGGCCCAGGGACGCCACGATTACTATCCGCTTTTTCAAGCGTGAAAATAGCATCTAGCATTGAATCAACAGTGAACACTGAACCAGTAGCACCAGCTGAAGCTGTGAAGTCATCAATTGCATCTGCTGTAAGGCTTGCAAAATAAGCTTCATATGAACCAGCCATGGATTGAGCAATTCGGAATACATCAATCCCATTAGGGGTTTGGTATTCTGTCAAGTTAGCAAGGTCGGTCATTTGATACCGAAGAGCTGCACGTACAACAGCTACATCCACATGACCATCTGTTAGAGCTGTATTAGAAGCTGCGTCGTCTTCTGCTGCCATGGCTGCGAAAACATCACGCCCATCTAGACCAGCTTTTCGAACTCGAATAGTATCAGAACCCAATCCATTAATACTTCCTACAAAGTCGATAAAAGGAGTGTTTCGCAAGTTATTTGTGTCTTTCAAAAGAAGACGAATTTCCATTGATAACGCTTGAGCTAGTCGAAGATCACCGACCAAGCTGGTATTGGTTATACCGTTTGTAATAGCCATTTTTTTGGCTCCTATAAAAAAAAGAATGGTTGTTATTTGGGCTCTTCTGCTGTTACTGGTGCGACCATACCCATTCTAAATTGGGGGACAGCTTAAGCTGTCCCTTGTGTGTTTTATATCACAGTTTTTTATCTACTGACTATCGAATAAAAAAGATTAAAGTCCATCGACTTAGATAATCCAGCTCCTACTACCCTTTGACCAAACATAGCACCTAGAATAACAGGCCCAGTAGATACTGGAGTGGTAGCTCTTTGATTCATCGAACGATCGCCAGCAAGTCCACCAGCTGAAGGTTCATATTGATAACCAATTGACACACCTTGGGGGCCGCTGTTTGTAGCCGTTCCAAGTCTTATAGAAGCATCTAAAAACATCCCCTTAAACTTTTCACCAGATCCATAATTATAATCTGTGAATGAATTTACTCCAAGGCCGGTTGTTGTTTGATTGGTAAATCGACCGACTTCAGCAGCTGGTTTTATTCCTGTATTTAAAAAGACAATTCCACCCCATCCACCAATAGCTCCGCTTGATAATGTGGTGTTATCAGTCATATATAAACCAAAATTAAAAAAACACTGACTATCTGAAGCTTGGGGGTGGGTATTATCCAAGCTGCATTCCATAGCAAAGCCAATAACTGTATGATTATAAGCTGCTAGGTCTGCATAAGTTAGCCCAGTATCAAAATAAACAGAAGCACATTGATTAACATCCAAGTAGTAGCTGCTTGCAGCTGTGTCTACAGTAATTGAATGGGCAAATCCAGCTGCCCCACTTGCTGAATGTGTGAATCCATAATTGCCACTATCCGCAGCTGTGTCACTGTATCCAATTTCCGTCCAAGTAGCAGCACCACCACCACCACCGGCAAATCTAAAGCGGGCCATGTTAAGCGCGCTCTAGAATGATCTGTATGTCAGCTGTTCCACTTTGAGCTGCTACAGCAAAAGAGCTTATCTTATCACCACTGGAATAACTGAGACTGAGCTCTAATAGTTGATCAGATGGAATACTAAGCTTATCAGAAGGCATAGCTGCCCCGTCACTTACTCCAGAAGTACAGATATAAATAGCAGCTGCTGCACCCGCTGTTATTTGTAGCTTTCCCTTAGGAAGTGCTATTTCTTGTTGTGTTGTTCCTACTCCAGTGATCACTTTAATCACTGGGAAGGATGAAGAAGAAGAAAGGTCAACTATTGCCATTTTTAGCTCCTGTTATAAAATGCTTTTTTAATTGCTTCTCGATGTTCTCTATAAAAATCAAGATCTGTTAGACCGCGCTCCAATAGCCCTTCTGAGCTTGCTGGGGCTTGTATAGCTCCATTGTTCACTCTTGGGGGCTGCGGAAGTGGGGAAGGGCTTGGGGCGGATTCTACTGGGGCAGCTTGGGATTCTGTTGCTGTGCTTAAAGCTTGAATATGGGGTCGAAGAGCTATTGGTGCTGTTGTTGGGTCTTGAACCAAGCTATCCAACCAATCAGCTAAAGGCTGTTGATCTTTTTTGTTTCGTTTTCCCATAGTCCGTTCATACTGCCATTCTATGAGCTCCATCTGTTCAGGATCTGTCATGCCATATTTAGAAACAGTCTGATAACGGGAAAACCTTCCATTAGCCTGTTCCAGCTGCCCTTTGTAGTCTTCAATTTGAGACTGTAAATTATCTAAGGCCCCTAACCGTCCATTCATCGAATCTATGGATTCTTGTAGTTGGGCAGCTTGTTGTTCTGCCTCTGCAGCTCGGCTAGACATTTTAGATAATCGGGATTGAATAGCGTTTTCCATATCGGACTTCAAGACAAATACTTGACCGTCGTGTTCTATTGTTTTCATGGGTGGGTCTCCATATTATAAAAATTCAGCTCTTTCTCTTCTGATCTTCTGTAGTAGTTCTACAGCAGCTGTATGATCAAGATCGGGGTTTAATGTTTGGATAGCATCTATGGGACTAATCAGGCCAGCTTGTAATTTTGCCAAGAGGTCTTCTCTCTGTCCTTTGAGCTCTTCAGGCCCAAGGGCTAATGATTGATAGCTGACCCTGTATCCACTTTCAGGAAGTGAAGTCCCTAAGAAACGATTGCATAAAGCTGCACTTTTCGCTAATAGATCCTCATCTGACATTCTAAAAACTGGAGCGTATTTTCTTTGGGCTTCCCTTTGTCCAGCTCTGTCTATGGATAGGGCGTAACCGCTTCTTGGATCTGCATTCTGGCGCGTGATACTTTCAGGTGCAACGCCAGAAGAAACAGCGACTCTAAGCTCATATTTAGCAACAGACTCCAGAAGTTCATCCGGTTTAATGGGTGGGCTAAATGTTCCTACAAGAGGCTGTCCATTAGTATCTGGATCACTTTGTAATATTAA